CTTCAAATAAATCAAGATAATTACCATTCAAAAAGATCATTTTTTCTTCTTGTTTTGCACCAACATCTGTCCTTTTTTGAATAAAATTATCATAATTTAAGGAACTATCTTTTAATGTTTTTAAAAGTTGTTCTTTACCAGCGTATTGTCCACTTTCTAAAAAATTATTATAAAATAAATTTGATAAAACATCTGCATTTCCACCGCTTTTATTGATAACTGGAGTTATAAACTCAGATATCCATCCTTGTGGATTTAAATTATTAATAGGAAAATAAACATTTAATTTTTTAGAAAGAGGCATTTTTAAAATCCATACAAGTTTAGAACGATATCAAGAGGAACAGGTACTTTAATTACTTGTCCAAACTCTAATTCTGCTTCTGTTGATATGTTATTAAACAAGGCAATTAGCCACCAATATGAAGAGTCTCCATAGTATTGGTAAGATAACTTATATAGTCTCTGTCCAAGGGACCAAGTGGCACTATTATAAGTTATATTTAATAGTTCTTCTTCTGTTGGTGTTCTAAATGTTGTAGTTGTTGTTTGTACCAATCCGTTAGTACCAAACCTTGTATTAAACACTTTTTTATAATCAGAATCATTGTTTTTTACAATATTTATTTTTTTATAGCGAGATATAGCCATTTATCGTATCCCTCTTAGAATGTTGACTTCACTTTTAACCTGTCCTTGGCCATTAATATATCCAGGAGTATATTTGTGCAAAACATTTATAGAAAAACTTAAAGAGTATGCTTTTGCATACGCTTCGTATCCACCGTTTCTTACAAACACTCCATTAGCATCAATGTCGTGTTTTATCGTAATTGGGCTGGAAAAATGTCCCAACAAACCTCTTGCACCGATTGAAGTTGCAGGGCTTGAAGTTGTAGTATTAGAAGTTGTAGTTTTAGGAACTATGTCGGCTATAAAGCTGGAGAAAAAGATTTCAACCAACGGAGGAGAAGAAATAATATTAACAGATCCATATTTTCTATAAGTTGGATACGTATTTCTAGTTAAAATATTGAGTTTATCTGATATCTCTCTTGAATGTTCTAAACCAAAAGAAGGCAATTCTAAGTCAAACTGTATTGTTCTTGTTGTTCTTGAATAAACAGGAATTGGATCCATTCTACCATAAATTTGTTTAGAAGCTTCAAAACTTGGTGTAAAAGTATCTGTGACACTTTTTACATACGCTGGGAAAGATAAAGTACTTTCTTCTGGTACTGGACAAGTTGGAAAAGCAAATACTACATTATATCCTGGCATTTTAGAACGTATGTTGTTCTCGTATGCTGGTGCGTTGGGGCTTATATCTTTTAAAACAATGTCTTTAATTGCTGCCATATTTATTTACCCTTGGTGGTGGAGGAGGTGCTGATCGAGGTGGAGTTTGACTTGCAACATCAGCAACAGTTGTTGGAGCAACTGCAGTTCCAGAGACCCTGGCATTTCCACCTGATCCTTCTATCGTTCCTTTAAGTTCTATTGGTTTATCAAGCACTGTTGCCAATCTTGATGTTTGTTTTGCCAAATTTGTAAATGCTATTGTGTTTCCTTCTAATACACCATCAAATTTTGCTTTCTTTTCTGTTTCAAATTGACCAACCATTTTTTTAAATTCATTTGGAAGATTTTTTAAGTCAGCAAAAAAATCTTTGCCTGCTTGCTTGAACGCTTCTATTCCTCCTTCAGATAATGGTTTTATATATCTTTTATCTATATTAGAAACTAATTCCATTTCTTTTTTTGTTACTGCTATAGTATTTCTTTGCATTTCATCTGAAAGGCGAACTACAATCGGATTTAAGTCAAATATCTGTCCTTGTATTTTTGCTAACTGCTCTGTAGTTGTAACTCTCATTGCAGCTCTTTCTCTTCCTTGTTCCGTAAACTCTTCTGAAATAACAGGTTTCTTATAAATTTCGCTTAGATCTTCTGCAACGTTTGTAGATTTATTTAAAAGACCCATGACGGTAGATAAATCCATTCCCGCTGTTTCTGCTATTTGTTTTGCAAAACTTCTTTTAGCGGCAGTTGTTTGAAGTGATTGATAGTTTCCGGCAACTCCAGAAATTGCTTGATATAACATTTGTGCTCTTTCTTCGTCGCTTGCTTGCATTGCTCTAAAGGTATCAAACGATCCTCCCATGAATGACAAAACTCGATTTAATTGACCACCTGATTCAAATCCAGTATCAATGTCATCAAATCTTTCAATACTAGTTAATATTCCCTTTACAGATTGTCCAGTTCTTGCTGCTGCCATTTCTAATTTTTGAAAGGATTGAAGTGCTTTTTCTGAACCCAAAACAGAAAATCTATTTATATTATCGTTAAACTCTTTAAATACAGTTCCTGCTTGCTGACCGGTTTTTTGTGCAAATATTAATAGGGCATCAGAAAACTTTTGTGCTCCTCTGGTTCCGCCTTCCATAACATTATTAAATGTATTAAACATTTTTATACTGTCTGCCTGTGCAATGCCAAATTTATCATAAAAATTAACTAATAAACCAAGCTCTTTTCTGTTGCTTTCGTAAGCTCTTGCTTGTCTATCTGTTAAAGGTATTGCCCCAGTATATGTTTTAAGCAACTCTGTATTTGCTTTTGTTAAATCTGCAAGACTTATACCATATTTAGAAGTTTCAAAAGCTTGTTGTCTTATGCTTTCTATAAGCGCTCTAGAATTTGCACCTCTACCTAATTTTATTAATTCAACATCAAGTTGTTGAAATCCTTTTATTTGTGTTTGTAATTTTTCAGTTAATCCAACAACGGCTTTACTGAAATCTCCTTTCATTAAATCGGCAAAAACTTCTAAATTTTTTGTAAGATCTTTGGAAACACCAGAAAATTCTAGAGCAGCTGCCCCAGCATCTTTCATTCCTTTTCCAAATCCTGAAACCAGAGGTATTGCACTACCAAGTTTTTCAACCAATGATCCAACTGCAACTGCAGCTAAACCAGCAGTAGCTGTTTCTACAACTCCAATGCCCTGTGATACTGGCGGTGATGGATCGGCCATTTAAAATTCTCCTATACAATAATTACTGTGTTTCTGTATTTTTACTATTGTCTTCCAACCATTTATCAAAAAACCATTCTCTTAATTGTACAGGCAACATATATATCTCAGAAAAACTCCAATTCATATGGGTTTTCATAAGATATATTTTTTCATAAACCATTTTTAAATATTCTTCAGGTATTTTTATATAGTTATAATTCTGGCCAAAAAAAGTTTACCATGATCGGCACACCTCCCTCTGTAGTGTGTCCGCAATTAGAGCAATCAGCAGAAAAAGTAAAATTTATATCTGGATTTAATTCTGCATACTTTTTCTTTAAATAAGAAGAATCCATAATTGGCATTGAATTAATAAAAGATATAATTGTTTCTGTATCAGTATCGCCATTTACTGATAAAATCATATATCTATATCTTGTTATTAATGTTTCTTGTGGAAGATTATTTTTTGTTCTTTTCTCTAGCACTTGATTAATCGATGTTTCGTCTTCACCTTTAAGAAATTTTAACTCAACATTAATACCAGATTTTGGCAGTCTAAGAAGTATTGTACCAGAATCTGTTATTGTGGCGTTTTCGTCGTCTTTTATTTCTTTATTTGAAATATCATTTAAATTTTTAACATGAGTATTTTCAGCACCACATTTTAAACAAATATATGGGAACTCATAATTTTCACCAAACGCATTTTTTCTTGCATTAATTAATATTGCATTTTTATCACCCAATAAAAGATCTTTTGCTTTGATTCTTTTATCAACCAATAAAGATTCTATAACTCTATCGAGTGCAATCCCTGCTTTATTTAATGAAGGAGAAACGAGAAGATCCTCTTCTCTTGCGGTCATAAATTTAACTTCAACTTTATCAACACCGTATAGCGGAGAATCTTTAGAATAAAACTTTCCTTGAGATGGAAGATCTACAAAGTCTGTTGGTGTTTCATATCCTCCATTTGATTTTGAAAAATTAACAGCACCACTACCAAGAGCACTTGGTAATCCAAATTTATTTAAATTGTTCATTTATACCTCTTTTAAATTCCAAATAATCTTTGAACAGAATCTTCTTCAGCATAAACACCTCTGAAACCATAATCTGCCCAATCATAACTTAAATCTACTTTAACAGTAGAAATTGTTTCATTTTCATACGTTAAATCAGTTGGAGTTATACCAGTTATATAAGCTCCATTTAATCTCCAACTATCAAATTTTTCTCCATTCTCATCCAATGTTTGTATCTCTATCACTCCAAGAATAGCAGATAATTTTTGCTTTGACAACTCTAATACGCTTCCTTCGTCAACTTTTCTTTCATAGCCAGCATTGAGACCAAGATTGAAAAAATTTTCTATTCTATCTTTTGCAGTATAGAAAGAATTTGGTATTAGAGGATCTCTTCTATCATCACCAATTCCTAATGGACTTGCATAGTAATTTGAGTTATACAACTTTGACATGAACTGTCCAATTACGGAAGTAAAAATACCATCATCAAGCATTTGTATAATATCAAAACTAACTTTACCATCCCATTTAACTTTTTTTGGATATTTAAAGTCATATTCAAGCATAGAATAATTTGCTGTTTCTATGCTATACTTTGGAACGGAAACAGATTTAATTAAAGCAGAATCAACACCTTTGATTCTTAAAATGAATCTAAAAGATTGTTGAGCCTGCTTTCTTGTTATTAATGAACTTTTATCAAAAAATAGGGGCATACAAACCTCCTATTAGGTTGGGAATGGAGGCGGATTGCTTTCGTCTTTGTTTCTTAATTCTGCCCAGTCGTAAGTGAATGAAACATTGACTTCTAATAGTTTTTCTTCAGAATATGAAGCATCGCCATATGTAACTTTACTGATCCAAGGATTGTTTAGAACCCAAGTTTCATAAACAGCACCTTCTGAGTCAATTCTTTGAATCTTTATTTGACCAAAAGGAAATTTTGCTTTTGATATTGTTTTTCTAAAATACTCTGGACTTGAAGCTGATTCATTAAAAGTAGACGGATAAACATAACCTGCTTTTCTAATGTAGTCAGTAAACTTTTGAGCCATATTGATATCAATTGTATCAACTAGTTTAACTGTAATGTCTCCTTCCCACTTTACGCCTCCTGGAAACTTAAATTCGTGTCCAAGAAACTTATGTGATCCACCTTGACTAATTGTTAATTGTGGAACTCCGGTTGCACTCACAAAGTAAGAAGGAACATCGTTTAGATATAAAATGAATCTATGAGATCTTTTTGGATCTAAACCTCTAGTATCTTTTGCCCAAAACATTGCTGTTGGAGGTGCTACTTGCTGTGGCATATTATCTATCTCCTATTAAACTGGGAATTCAGCTCCCGATCTTGTGATAAAGAAATCAATTGCAATAAACTCAATGGCTCTAGCTGGCTTGAGGAAGATCTTGGCATATAGAATGTTTTGATCAATCAAGTCTGGTGTTGTTGTTGTTGAGTCTAGAATTAACTTGTAATCTGTCAAACCAAATCTTGCTTTTACATCTGCAAGGAATGGCTCTGCTTGATCTTTAAAGTTATTCCATGTTGCTTCAACATTTGGCTCAAAGAGAATTGATGTTGAGATTAGATTGATTCCTCTCTTGATGTAAATCATTAATCTACGAACATTAATTCTATCTAGAGCAGATGGAGTCGCTTGTAGAGTCTTTTGTCCAAAGATTACGATACCTTCATTTGGGAAGGATGTAATTGGATTAATATTGACTGGGTATAGTTTGTCTCTATCGCTTTGACTTAGTTTCTTAACGACGTTTACAACATTTACTCCAGCATTACCTGTTGATAGTCCACCACGATTAAATCCTGCTGGAGCAAACCAAGGAGCTTGAACGCTGTCTGTGTAAGACATTGCACCAAGAGCAACAATTGATGGAGGAATTGGAATTATTTTTCCTGTTGTTGAATCGGAAATTTGAACCCAAGGATAGTATGTTGCTCCATAACTTGAGTTTAGATTTCTAGACTTAATTTGGGCCACAGCTTGATCTACTGTAGTAACGCGATCATTAGTTCCTTGTCTATAATCACTGACTTCATACTTTGTTACATAAGAAGATTGTGCGTTTGTATCACCAGACGCATCAATAATTGCTAAAACATCGCCTCTTTGTTCTGCAATTTGTAATTCATATGATGTTAGAGATTCTAGAGATAGTCCTGGAATTACCAAAACATTACCTTGTACTTCTTCTGGGTCTCTTACTGTATCAATTGCTCTTCTATATGTATAATAAATATAGTTACTATCATTTGTTGGAGAACTAGACATAGCAGTATTTCTTAATGGTTCACCCTCTATAATATTAAATCCATCTGTTCCGCCTTGGAAGACGGTTGTAAAGGAATTGACACCATTATTTAATAAGTCAGCATATGTTCCGCCACCAGAACCGGTTGCTGTAAATGAAGTGCCATTTGTCTTAGACCCGGAGGTGTACGTATACAATGTAGAAGCACCAGTTCCAGACTTTACAACTTCATCTAAGCTAAATGCCCAAGCGTATTGAAGGCTTGTAGAAGCAACGCCATTTACAAATTCAGATGAACCAGTCGCTGGTAATCTTAGCAAGTCATTTATACCTTCATTATAAAGAATAGAACTTGCAGCTCTTGTTGTTGTTGCACCAAAGTCTGCTAATGTAAATGTTGTTAAAGAATCTTCGGCAGAAGTAACTCTTTGTCTTGCCGATGGGAATATGAATTTATAATTCATTGATATTGGACTAGTAACAGGAGCACTGGCTGAAGCATATGCATTAGCAAAATTTTGTATTATACTACCACCAGCAGCAACTGTAGCTAAATTTCCAGAAAGATCTGTGTACTTTAGTGGCCCAAGAACACCAAATGGAACCAAAGAAGAATCTAGAGAATCGCTATACATCTCAACTCTTACAAATTTTGAGTTATTTGGGTATAGTCCTGTTTGATTTAATCTTCTTTGTGTATCGTCCCAAGTGTAACTGACATCACCAATTCTTCTGGCAATATAGTTTGGAGAAGATGGGTCTAAATCACAACCAGTATAGCTTTCAACTAATTTTTTGTTTGCATCTGTATCATATATTCTTCTTATTTCTACATCAAATGTGCCATATTTTTGTGCATCATTTTGTGGTGCCTGAATATTATTAATTGTAATTTTTAGATTGTTTCTAATCCAATCACCACCATCAAGAGAAATAAATCTAAATAATTTTGGAGCATTCGCTGGATTATAAGACTCTTGTCCTTGCGCGACTTGTCCAATAATCCACCCTGTTCTAGCTGCGGTATCTTCCTCTGCTTCATCTCCCAAACGATCATTTAATTCTTTTAATGAGACTATTATACCAGCTTTTTGATCACCAGTATACAAAGCACCAGTTACATAAACATTGTTAACGATATCGTTTTCAAATGTTTCGCCAAGCCAATAAGCGTAATAACTAGAACCACTAGGATCAAGTCCTGTGTTTAAATCTTGATTTACGTTTTGTGGGTTTGTGTTAAAAACTTTTCTAATAAATTTGTTGCTAGATGGATCAAAATTAAATTGTTTAATTGAATTCGATCCTCCAACCCCAGCATTTAATCCAGAACTGCTACTCATCTTAACAGTAAATACACCATTTGAATCAGATAATATAAATCTAGAATTTTGAGCAGATGTGGTTGTAGCTTCAACTGCAGTTCCACTTAATACTGGCACAGAACCGCTACAATACCATATAGCAGCCAGAGAGCCTGTAATATTAAAAGAATTAGTGTTTATATTTACACCTGTACCACCAACCAAAGCAGATCCCGCAAGAGTTGTACCAGAACCAGCATTTGTTAAAGCAATACTATTTCCACCAACTCCTGGATAATATGCATGTAAAGTTACTTTTGTGGCTCCCGAGCCAGCAGAAGCAGACATTCCAGCTATACCACCACTTACGAGTGTTACTCCTGATCCATATTTAACTCCAGTTGCACTTCCGCTATTTATTGCGGCAATAAAATTAGTTGCTGTTGTAGAGCCACCAATAGCGGGGCTACCACCAGCAACAAAAACTTCAGTTGCCGCTGGCGTAGTTGCACTAACATCGTTTGATTGTTTTACTATAAAAGTAATATTACTTCCTTGACCGCCAACAGAAGTTGGGACATTTAACACAAACATTGTTGCGCCATCTACGGCAACAGCATGTGTTGTAGCATCTGTTAAAGAAGCAGTTGTTCCAGGTGCTGGTGGGAATACATATAAACCATAAGCACCAACTGCTTTAGTGTTATCAGTGTTGACTCCGTATGTCCAGCCAGCATATCCAGAATTATTAGAGGTTGTTGATGTTGCTGTAGAGCTTTGAACACCTAATAATCTTACATAAGTTACTGTTGGATTATTTGCTAGCCATGCTTGTGCGGCATAGCCACCATAAGTTGGACCTGCTGGTGTTCCACTTCTCCATACATCAGCTGTATCACCACCTGCTACTGGTTCACCAAAGGTTGCAACAAATTCATCAAATGAAGATACTGTAACAGGGCGCATTGCTGGGCCTCTTTGTGCTCTACCAATGATGATTGGACCAACTGGTGCTGGTGCTTGTGGAATTTGAGATTGATCAACCTCGTTTAAAAAAATTCCTGGTGATGAAAATTTAAAAGCGTTAACTGCCATTCATTATTCTCCTATGAGTAACTCCTAATAAATAGTTTTAAGAATCTCAAAATCATTCTCTATATGGAGTATCTGGATCACCATTTGTATTTATATCTCCCAAAATAGTTCTCTCACGATTGATCCTAACTTTAGCAGGAGTTTGTCTATAAACTATGTTTGGTGTTGTTTGTGTCGCATCTGCCGTTGTGGTATAACCAAGAACTTTGATTGTAAATTTAGATTCATAAATTTTTTCTACTTCTCCAATATCTGGAGAGTTTGTTGTAAAATTTATATTTTTATCCACAAATGCTTCGTAACCAAAACTTTGATAACGAAGCATCAAAACGCTTGTGTTATATGGAACAATATATCTTTGTAATGGTGCCATCATTTCATTTATCTGTTGCATATATAAAGCCTTCATCTGAACTTCATAAGTTATGTCATAATATGATGGATAAGGGACGAAAACATATTCATACACAATTTCATTATTATTAAATTTAAAATTTGGTTGACCATAAATTCTTTGTGATTTAGCATTAGCAAAATTCTTTGTTTTATCTTGTTGTACTTTCTTCCAAAATCCAAACTGATTGTTTTTATAATCTATTCCCCTTTGAATTAGACCTGGTATTGGTCTTTCGTTTACTGCTGTTAATGCCATTGTAGTTCTTGCTAATTGAATTTGTGGAAAATCTAGAAATCCATTATTATCTCTATTATCTCTTTCTTCTTTAATTTGGAATGCTCTCTCTCTAGAAAACCAAATAACAGGAACTTTCTTAATACCTTCATTTGTTGTGACATGAACATCAAGAGTTTCATTTAACCAAGTAAACATTGCCATATCAATTGTTTCAAAAGTAGAAACCGGTGTTGGATTATCTTGTTGTTTATATGATGTGTCCATTTATATACCTTTATTGTGCGTTGAATAAACCCTTTCTACTCTTAATACAAGTTGCTGTTATTTCTACTCT